TAGCCGAGCTGGAGGCCGAACGCGACAAAGCCCGGCAAGCTCACGCGGCATCGCATGACGAGGCGGCAGACTGGCGGCGACTGTACGCTGAGAAGCTGGGCGAACTGAGCGCGGCCCGGCAAGCGGCTGCTGCTTGGAAGCGTAGCGCAAAGATGTGGCGGCGAATTGCGGCTAATCTGACGCCTTGGGACATCATGAGCCTTTGGAAATCCGAGCCACCGTTTTATGATGATGGCAAGCGGCTAAAGCATAGAGGGGTCGAACAATGACTAACAACGACGACTGGGCGCGGTTTTGCGCTATGATGGAGAAGGCAGGGTGGGTGTTGACCTTTGGTAACATGGGTGTTGTGTTTTTTCACCTGGAGATGGAAGAGCTATATGAACCAGGGTTTGGGTTATTCCAAGAACGCAAGATAGGCGACTGGCGCACCTGGCTCGAAGCCGGGCAGACGCCGCCGCCGTTCTAGCTTGCTAGACAACAAAAAACCCGGCTAGACAATGAGCCGGGTTTTTTGGTACACTTCCAATGAGCTAATTGGAGATGCTACTTTCAACCTCATTGTAATCTCCAAAAAGCGCAAAATCAATGCTAATAAGCCAAACTGCTAATAAATATCAGTCTAGGCTTATTAAATTTAGTTGCCCAGGGTGGCAAATGGAGCATTACAATGACTGAATTTACCATATCAAAACAACTAATAACCCCAAAGCAAGTAAATGAATGGGAAAATAAAGGCGCAATGACTGGAAAGGTTAATCGCCCTCTTCGGCTCGAATGGGTTAGCTATCTGGCAGCTCAAATGCGGGGTGAGAAATTTGAACCGACCAATACAATTGCATTTGCACATGTGAATGGCGAGACTTTTTTGGTTAATGGGCAGCATACTTTACATGCGATTAGAGAAAGCAATGAACCTCAAAGCCTAGCCGTGGCGCATTACAAATTGTCAGATAGCGATTCTTTGTCTAGCTTATACACCAAATACGATATAGGAGCAAAGCGCAATTTTTATGACGCATTAAGGGCGCACAATTTAATTGATCGCACAGGGCTAATTAAGTACGAAATAGAAAAATTGGGAAGTGCTGTAAAATTTATTGCTAACTCATTTGGGCGCACTCCTAGCCAAGTGGACCATGAAGAATGGCTACACCCTATGCTGCACTATGCTCCCATGATGCGTTTATGGGTAAATGTTATGAATGGGTGCGATCGTGACATATCTCCAAGAATGTATAGTCGGGGTGTTTTGGCAGTTGCATTGGTTACACTAGAATATCAAGAATCAAAAGCTCTTTCTTATTGGCGCAGCATTGTACAAGATGATGGATTAAAGAAAACAGACCCGGCCAAACATGCTAGGCGGTTTCTTGAAAAGTATGGTTTTGTGGGCGGTAACTCAAATCGCTTGGATGTAATGCAAGCTGAAAGCTATGCTCGTGTGATGGCGCATCTTTGGAACAAGGCGTACGATAATCAAAATCTTTCTGTATTGTATTACAACAAAGTTGCAACTTCGCCAATTACTATTCATGGGACGATTTATGCAAGTGGCGCACATGTCTGGCCGGTAGATGGAAAGGGGGTATTAAATCCTCCGTTTTGACCAACTAGACAATACCTCACCCAATATGCTAACATAAAAGCACCGTCCATAATCGGCGGTGCTTTTGCTATGAGTAGCTCGTAACTATTGAAGGTGGCCCCTATGATTAAACCCGGATGGCAGACTACCGAATTTTGGCTAACTATTCTTAACACCGTACTGATGGCGCTGGTAAGTTTTAACGTGCTTCAGCAGGACGCGGCTGATAACGTCGCGGCGCTGGCTGGTCCCATCATCGCGGCGGTGCTCCCGATTGTTGTGTACATCATTGGGCGGTCGTCGGTGAAACGATCCGCGTAGCATGATTTCCTCCATGTGGTTGGGCCGGCCCGCTATAGTCCTGTACCCACGGGGAACGGTAGCGGGTGCGGCCTGGGGGCTTTATGACTAAACGGCAACCGAAGTACACAGATAAGTTTAGGGCCGGCGCGGTTGTTATGCTTATGGCGGCTGGCTGGCCGGATGTCAAGGGCGCACAGTCAAAGGTCGCTAAGCATTTAGGGGTGCCACGACAGACGCTGATGAGGTGGGCGAATGAAGAGAACAACCCTGCGCCGCCTCAACTTGTGCAAGAAAAAAGAATGGATATGATACAGCGGCTAGAGGACATCCGGCATCTGCTATTAGATGAGGCTGAAAAGGCCATCCCTGATGCACCGCTGAACCATCTGTTAACCGGCTATGGAATCCTCACCGACAAGCAGCGGCTATTGACTGGTGAGAGTACGGATAACAACGCTGTAAGTATCAAGATACGCTATGGCGACGACTGAGTTAGTCCTCACTTTGCCCCGCCCCCATGTGGCACAACAGCGGATTATCGACAATGCGACGCGGTTTAATGTGCTATCGTGTGGGCGCAGGTTTGGAAAAGATGTGCTGATGATTAACCGCCTAGTCACCCCCGAAACATTACCGTACCCTCAGGCATGGTTCCAGCCCACTTACAAGTCATTGCTAGAAGTCTGGCGTGAAGTGGTGTCATCATTACACCCAATTATTGATCGCAAATCGGTTCAGGAGCGGCGGCTAGAATTAATAACTGGCGGCGTTATTGACTTCTGGTCGATGGAAGATATTGACGCGGGACGGGGTAGAAAGTACAAGCGGGTTATCATCAACGAGGCTGGTATGGTGCCGACCTTGCAACAGGCATGGAATGAATCTATCCGCGCCACCCTTGCAGATTATGAGGGGGACGCATGGATAGGCGGGACACCAAAAGGCCGCAACGATTTTTACAGGCTCTTTCTGAGAGAGCAGAATGACCCTGATTGGACATCAGTCCAATTGCCCACACATGCCAACCCGCACATTAAGCCAGAAGAGATAGAGGCGATGGCGAGGGACATGCCAGAGGCGACGTATCAGCAAGAGATACTAGCGCAATTCCTAGAGGATGGCGCAGGCGTATTCCGTGGCGTCATGCGTGCGGTGGCTGACGTTGGTCAGGATGAGCCGCTGCCGGCGCATCAGTACATTATGGGCGTTGACTGGGGCAAGCATAGCGACTTCACGGTGCTGACCGTGATAGATGTCACGCTCGGTCACGTGTGCCACATTGATAGATTTAACCAGATAGACTACTCATTTCAGGTTCAGCGGTTGCAGGTGCTAGCTGACAAGTTTCAGCCGGCGCAGATTATCGCCGAGCAGAATAGCATGGGCGATCCGATTATTGAGCAGTTGCGTATTATGCAGTTGCCGGTCACGCCATTTGTCACCACGAACGCCACCAAGAAGGCGGCTATAGAGGCGCTATCATTGGCCTTTGAGCGCGACGAGATACGGATACCGGATGATGCGGTGTTGATTGGCGAGTTACAGGCATTTGAAAGTGAACGGCTGCCATCGGGCAACATTCGTTATGGCGCACCTGACGGGATGCATGACGACACGGTGATGAGCCTGGCTATTGGATGGTCCGGCATGGGCGGGGCGCAGCCCTACGGCGACCACATCACCATCAGCATGGACAACTACAAAACACGGAGAGGCAGGTAATGGCAACACTAGGGGAGCGGATAGTTGAGGCTATCGGCGGCATTACGCGGGAAGAGTATGAGCAGGGCGTAGCGCGGGCAAAAGAAGCCGCCTATGCCCAGGGTTACAACGACGGCAACGATGAGCCGACGACCGGCACAACCAAGAGCCTGGGCTATCGCAGTACCAGCAAGGGGCTGAGGGACTTTGGCAAGGCGTCGGCGCAACAGCTGATGGACACCGCCTGGAGCCTGTGGCAGTCTAGTCCGGTTGCCAAGCGCATTATGACGTTGAAGCGGGACCACATCGCCGGGCGTAATGTGTCACCAGTTGTAACGGGTGACGATGACGCGGTGGGGATTGTGACGGACTTTTGGGCGACTAACCGGATGAGCAAGCGGGCCGGTGAGTTTGCGCTACAACTCTTCCTGCTTGGCGAACAATGCTACCCGGCGTTTGTGCGGGAGAGTGACGGGCGCACCAAGTTGGGCTACATTGACCCATCTGAGATTACTGACATCATTTGCCACCCTGAGAACGCGATGGAGATGTGGGCGGTTGTCGTTGGCGAGAACAACGCCGGCAAGCGGGCCAAAGTGTACCGGATAATCCGCGAGGATGAAGAGGCGGTGATTGACGGGCGTGTCGTGCAGCCGCGTTACCCCGGGAAGCTGGTAACGTGGGAGCAAGCTACGCGGGAGCAGTGGGAGAGCGTGATGCTGGCCGAGTACGGGCGTAGCGAGTACAACGGCTCCGTGTTCTGGTCAGGCGTTAACCGGCTATCCAATCAGAAGCGCGGGGTGA